TTACAAAGGTGGATTACACCCTAAAGAAGTAGAAATGCTTGACTTAGGTTGGGTCGACAATGGTGATGGTACAATATCTAAGGGAGGTCAAAGTCCAGGAACGCCTAAAGTTAATTTAAGTGATAACACACTTGGTCAAGGACAAATTGTAGATTATCACCCATACCCCGATACAGATGGTGATGGTCTTACAGATGATATAGATGACTTTCCAAATGATCCTAATGAACAAGAAGATCAGGACGGAGATGGCATAGGAGATAAATCTGATCCGTATCCATTGAATGAAGATGTTACAGATACTGATGGTGATGGTGTTTATGATGCATTTGATTTAGATAAGGACGATCCTGATAATGCTATTAATATATCAATAGATACAGATAATGATGGCACACCTGATTATGAAGATGATTATCCTAATAACGAAGATGTTAATGATGCTGATGGTGATGGTATTGCTGATGTATTTGATGCTTTTCCTAATGACCCACTAGAAAGTGCTGATTCCGATGGTGATGGAGTGGGTGATGTTTTGGATGATTTCCCAAATAATCCAAATGAATGGGAAGATTTAGATTTTGATGGGCTAGGAGATAACAAAGAAGATACATCTTTAGGAGATAAAGATAATGATGGTGTTATAGATTCGGAAGATGCTTTTATGGATGACCCTAATGAGTGGGAAGATGCAGATGGAGATGGATTAGGAGATAATAAAGCCGATAGTTTTCTTAATGATTTTGATAATGATGGTGTTATAGATTCAGAAGATGAGGATAAAGCAGACCCTAATAATACCACAAATACTAAAACCGATGAAGACGGTGATGGTATACCTGATTTTGTTGATTTATTTAAAAATGATGCAGACAACGATGGATATGAATCCGATGTAGATTTAGATGATAACGATAAAAACATTGGTGAAGATAAAGATGGTGACGGATATGACATTAATTCAGATGTTGATGATAACAATGCTAATGCTTGGGAGGATGCTGATGGTGACGGATTTGATAATTCTGTAGACTTTGATGATAACGATGCAAATAGGCAGTATGAATTTATAGGAGATGATCCTGATAATGTAGTAGATGTAGGTAGTAACTTAGACATGAAGTCTTATGATTACGATGGTGATGGTAAGTTAAGAGGTGCAGAGTTAACTAATTACGATGCAGATATGACTAATGGTGAACTACCATCTGATATAGGTAAGCATAATCAAGATATGCAGCACTATCCTATTGAAAGTGAAATCAACAGAGCTAAAAACCTAATGGAAGAAGGTAAGTTTGCAGAAGCTGCTGAAATATTAAATAATTTAAGAGTAAACAGACCTGAAGGTACAACCTTAGAAGAAGTTGATGATCAGTTAAAAAATGCAGGGCTATGGGAAAAATCCGAAGAAAGTGATATACATTACGATAAGGGAAGTATCCGTGCAGCAGCTAAACACCAACCTGTAGATGATACAAGCACAGGTAATACAAGCACAGGTGATACGAGCACAGGTGAAACAGGTACTGGCACAGTCGGCACAGGTGAAACAGGCACAGGTGAAACGGGCACAGGTGAAACAAGTACAGGTGAAACAGGTACAGGTGATGATGGAGGTAATAATACAGGGGGCAATACGGTAATAGTAAATCCTAGTGTAGGTGACACAGGAGATACAGGAACAGGAGATACAGGAACAGGAGATACAGGAACAGGTGATACAGGAACAGGTGATACAGGAATTGGTGATACAGGAATTGGTGATACAGGAATTGGTGATACAGGTGGTGATGATACAGGTGGTGATGATACAGGTGATGATACAGGTGATGATACAGGTGGTGATGCAATAGCAGGTAACCCTGAAAACTTTGGAGTCGGCAATGCAGGTCTCATAGGAACTAGTAATACAACTACAGATACGATTACTGATACAACTACTGATACAACTACTGATACAACTACTGATACAACTACAGGTACTACAATAGATGATGATGCAGTAGCAGGAACAACTACAGTTCCAGGGTCTCCAATAGTACAACCGGGGCAAACAAGTCCTCAAGGTCAAGATATGCCTAGCTTTACTACAGATACTAGCATTTCTGATGGTTTAATTTCAGGAGGATTTTTGGACGCAGATACTAGTACTACAGATACTAGTGAAGTTTTTGAAACTAATTTTAATGTAGGTAACGCAAGTACCGATACTAATACTAATACTAACACAGGAACAGGTAATGTTCCACAAATATTTACAGGAACACAACCCGGTTTAGAAGGTACAATCTTTGACACTAGTGGTACAATAGGAGAAAATACAGGAGTGGCAGACGAAAATACAGGAATAGGTAATGCAGCGGGTTCAGGCGATGCTGAAAAGTTTGATGTAGGTTATGAATACGCACTTACTATAGGTGCACCTAACCCGGATCAATACAAGGGAACTGGATTAGCAGGCATTTTAGGCATAGCTGAAGAGTTTGAAACACTTTCAGGCGAAGCTTCTTTGCGTACACAATCTAAGATAGCAGGTCAGCAACAATTAGTTGACAATCAACTTAGACAAATACAAAAAGATGAAGACCTTGATCTAATTGGAAGATACGGTGATCAATACAGAGATGCACTTCGTGATATGCAGCCTGAAAGAAGTGCTTTACTTGGCGAAATGTATGGTCAGGCAATGCAAAAGTTTGACGATTTAGGTAAACCATTTACTTCTAGACAGTTAACAGAAGCTAGAAGAAATGCATATGGATTAGCTAAGTCACAAGGTAGAGAATTTGATCCTGTTCTAGGGTTATATACATATGACCAAATGGAAGGGGTTCAAGGAAGAAGAGAACAAGAAGCTACTACAAGTGCCATAAATGCATTTAACACGGCAGGTAACTTAGATAATCAAGCCCTTAACGCATTGTTCCTAGGAAGCAAATTTAGCCCTACAACAGTTACTCCTTCATTTGGGTCTGCAACGGCTATGAATTTAGGATTAGGTAATTTTGCCAATGAACAAGCCTTTCAACAAAATTCATTAGCTCAACAAAGAGCCCAAGCAGATTATGATGCAGCGAAAGCAGCAGGAGATGAAAGTGAAGTTCAAAGATTATTTAATGTACTACAAGATGTAACAGAGTACGGTGCAGCAGCAACAGGGGCTTATAATACATTTTTTGGTGATGGAGACGGTTCAGGAGGTCTTATAGGAACTGCTAAAAAAGCAGTTGGTGGAGCAATAGGAGTGGTTGGTGATTTATTGGACTTTGGAACTAAATCACAAGTTGTAGATGCAGGAGCAGGATTTAATAGAACTGAATTCGATAATGCTTTAAATTATAACTACGCAGGTGAGTCTGAAACACTTAACTCAATGCTTCTTGATTATACAACACCTTCTTCTTTTAAATCAGGAACTCCTCAAGACACAGGAAGAGGAAGTTGGAGTAATGCAAATTCATGGTTGAGTCCATAATTAATAAATTAAATTTAAATAGCAATGGCTAATATACAACCACAAGATCAAAGAATAAATACTAGTCTACAAGTCGTAGATTATACTCCTTTAACGAACACAACTCTACAGACAGGTGCTTTTAGGGCACAACAAGAGATAGCTGCTAATACTAAGAAGATAACCCGGGCTAATAAAGCCATGGCTGAGTTTAAGCAAAAAGCAGAAGAAAGACAATTAACTAAAGAAGCATCTGCCTACATAAGCAAATTAGGTAAAAGTCAAGACCCTGTTACACAACAAGTAATGCAATCTTTGGCAGTTAATACAGAAGACCCTAAAGAAATTAAAGGTTTTATGAACGCTGTTGGTGGTCCTACAGAAGCTTTAAAGTTAATTAATGAAACTGCTGATTCCACTAGACAATTTCAGCAAGATAAACAATTAGAAGCATTTAAACAACAAGGTAAAGCTAATGGTACTCCTGTCTTGATTCCACAAGGAACAGGTACGGCTTATGCAGACGAAATGGGATACTCTAGTATTAGCACAAAACCTTATGTAGCCGAAGATGGTACAGTATATGATCAAGTTACTAGTTCATCTGCAGGTCCTACTAAAGTAGAAGATGAAGAAGATACATTTGTATTTCCTGAATGGTCACTAGTTAAAAATGCAGATGGTACAACAACACCAGACACACAGGCAACTAATTATATTGATGCAGATGGCGATGGTATTAATGACATACTGCAGTACATAGACATGAGCTCGACAGGCAAAAGGTTTATACAGAGTGAAACGATTGATAAAAGTTCCGACCCTGTTACCCTAGCCGCAACCGAAGAAGCAAAAGCATTTGGTAAGAAAAGAGGTGAAGATCAGGCTAAAATGATTACCGATTATGAAAATAATAGACAACAAAAACTTGCTAATTTAGGTAGGTATGATCAAGTTCTAGCTTCTATGATTGCCGAAGGTAGTTTTACAGGTGGATTTATTGAGAAATTTATACCAAACGCAGCAGGATTTAAAGAAAAAGCTAGAACCCTATTTAACCCTACAGGTCAGGACGCACTTGATAATGTAGCTTCAGTTGTTATGCAATCCCTTAAAGATATATTAGGTGGAGCGTTTTCAGAAAGAGAAGGTCAGCGTTTAATTGATGCAGCATACAATCCTGGATTAGGACCTGAAGAGAATGCAAGAAGGTTGTTAAGAGCTAGAAATATAATAGCCGTAGCACTACAAGAACAAGATAAGATGTATCAATACTATGTTGATAATGGAAATCTATCTGGTTATACTGTTATGCCATTAAGTGTTGTTAACTCCATGATTAATGATTTCGAGTTAGATATGTATAATGATAATATAAACGCAGCAAAGTTAGATCCAAATAATGATTTGCTACAGGATGCAGTTACAGGTGAAAGAAAAATGCTAAAGGTAGAGTAATTATGTCTAAATACAAGTTATGGAATCCAGAGCGTAAAAGCTATGTTACCTTTGAATATGATGGTGAAGGTACACCTGATGCATCTACAGGTGTAGCATTATTAAAAAGCAATAAAGATGATGCACTAATAGAGTTAGCAAAGGGTGCTCCGAAAACAACTACCAAAACAGTCAATACTCCTTACCTTGCACCAAATCCATATGGTGTAAATGTTGGAGTTACAGGCTCGGAGGAAACTTACGAAAGAATTGTAGAAATAAATAAAAAAGAAAGAGATGATTGGTATAAAAAAAATGTGCCGAAAGCACTTGGTATAAATAGCTATGATTTCACTTTAGATGATGAAGGTAGTGGTGGCGACAGAGCCAAGGCAGATTTTTTAAGAAATGATAGACACAAGAAGCAATGGATGGAACAAGAGTACGGACCAGAGAATGTTGCAATTTATAATGTAGGGGGAAAGCATACATTTTTTTATAAAAACCCAAAAGATGAAGACTCAAAGTGGAAATTTTTTGATTCACCTGATGTAAATGGATTAGATGTTACTGCAGACTTGTCTGCAGATGTTGTTCCCTTTTTGTTTAATATAGGTACTACGGCATTTGCTTGGCCCTACGCAACTCTAGCATCTTCACCTTCAGGACCAGCAGCACCAATCCTTGGTGGCTATGCAGCTTCTACTGCAGGTAATCTTGTAGAAGCTGGGGCAGGTGTAATTCAAGATCAAATTGCAGCTGAAGCACTAGGTGTAGATGTAAAAACCTCTGAGATACTTGCTATGAGAGCTACAGACTTGGCTATAAACCAAGGAACTGATGCCGTTTTAGGATTTTTAGGTAAAGCGTTACCTAGTTTTAAATACGGTCAGGCTTATAGTAACCAAGTTGCTAAGGAACAAACTGCCTTTTATGAAACCGTTGTAGGTCCTGATGGTCGTGTTCCACTATATGTTCAAAGGGGGTCTAAGGCAGGTGAAGCAGGAACAGGTATTGACTTAGACAGAGCTGCTAACATAGCAAGTAAGTACCCTAATGGTGCAACTGCAAAACAATTTACTCAAGTTAGAGAAAAAGCAGTTACTGATATACGGAATGAATTCGGTGCTAATGAATTAACAGAGGCAGAGGCTGAAGTAATCCTTAGGGAATCTGTTGAGACAATGACTCAGCAATACGATGATGATCTATTAGGTGCTAAAAATTCATTAAAGGGATTGGCAGACGAAGAGAGTGCTATTAAAGCAAATATAGATAATATACCTAAGAGAGTATCTGATCAAGCAAAGGAAGCGTTTGAACTAGCTAAACAGAAAAGAATAGAAAAATTGACAACTAGGGATTCTAAGCCAATAAATAAACAGGGCGTAGAATTGATTGATTTAAATCGCAGTAGATACATTCAGTTAGAGGGAACTAGAACTAGAATGTTTGATAATGTTTATACAAAACTAGACAATGTAAGAGTTAATATATCAGATGTAATTGAGAGCTTTAATACAGTTGGTAACAAAGCTAGAACTGCAGGCGAAAATGAGCTATTGCCTATTTTGATGAACTCTAGTGAAAAATATGCCAACAGAGTTATAACTAGTTTAGATGATGTAGCTGAAGATCAAATTGGTTTCAGGCAATTGAACAAACTCATACAAGAGATAGAGCTTAAAATCAATAGAGATGTAGTAGGTCAGGACGCTGCAGGACCTTCAAAGATTGATTATACGAACTTAGCAAATCAATTGAGAGGCATAAGAGATGATATACTAGAGAGCCCTTCCGTTTCAGATGCTACAAGAGGACAGTTTGATAAAGCTAATGATTTCTTCAAGAATACTATTTTGCCTTATAGAAAAAGACCTACATTTAGATTCTATAAACCTGAAGGTGGACAAAGATACGATGCTGCAATAGCACAGAATGCCAAGGGTGAGCAATTTACATTACCTAGATTAGATGGTGGAGGTAATGGTGAAGGTTATATAAATTTTGCATTAGAAAGTATACAAAACTTAAAAATGGTTTTACAAGACGGAGGTAATTCACCTGAAGTAAGGAAAGCACTTGGTAATTCTTGGTTAAGACTCAATGGTTTTGCCGAAGGTTCTCCAATAAATGTAGGAAAGCTGAAGGATATGTCGGATGCAGATTTGGAAATGGCATCTATATTATTCCCAGGCAGAGGCAAGGCAGAGTTTTCACAAAAGGTACAATCATTGATTGATTTAAATAACCTTGTTCGTGACAAGGATGGTTTTATTGAAGGTATATCTCCTGACCTGCATAGAAGGATAATGAATGCAGAAGACCCTGTGCAACAAGATAAGCTATTAAAAATAGCTCAACAACAAATAGAAGAGCAGAACAAGATTGATGAAGTAACAAGTAAGGTTTTGGTACAGTTACAGAAAAACGGAGAAATACCTACATTTAGTAATCAATTTACTATTGAGTCATACATAGGCTCATTGTTTAAGGATGGTGTAACTATAAAGCAATTCAACCAATTACTGAAGGAGGTAAGGGAAAAAAGCCCTGCAGATTACAAAGCATACAAGAGAGCTGCTTATGATTATCTAGTTAACCGATCAGGTGGTGGAACTAATTATAAAAAGGATGCACAGAAAGCATTTGGTGAAATTACATTTGATCCTAAAACGATGCTAGACAACCTAGAGGATAATCGTGAAAAACTTATTTCTTTATTGGGTGAAAATACATTTAATAAAATAAAATCAAGAGCCAAAAGTATGAGAGAATTTTCTGTAACTCAAGAAAAGGCAGCAGGTAGATTCAGTATTGCAGGTAATCCAATTGATGGTAATGGTACTCCTTTCTTTAGTGACCTAGGTGGAGTAGCTAATGAAAGATGGACGCAGGCTATGTTGATGATAGATGATACAGGCAAGAATCCATTTAACAAAAAGCTAGTCAGCAGAAATGAGTTATTCCAAATACAAAGTAGTCTTTACTTGAGGGCAAACTTAGGAGTTGATTCTGCCATCATGTTAGCAGATATGTCTGAAGCTGATCCAAGATTTAGAATGAGTTTACTTGAAGAGTACTCAGGTATTTTTCAAAGAAGTTTTGACGAACAATTAGAGTTTCAAACAAAGCTCAATGAATTAAAGATGCTAAGAGCTAACGATCCAGCATTGGACTTAACTTTCACTCCCCCAAGCGAAACAGAGTAATAAAAAAGGGTGGCCCAGGGCCACCCTCAGTAGATAATAGTAAATTAAGTTGAAGAAAAGTATAAGGGCTTAAATAGGAGGAGAGAAATATCAAAAACCTCCCTGCAGGTGTTACCATTCTGCATTACCTTATTCCTTTTCTTCGGAGTTAATAATTATTTTTTCTTGTGCTAAACGCAACTTTTGTTTCAAATTATTTAAATCTTCGTTGAGTTTATTATTTTGCTTAGTCAAAGCTTCGCAAGCATTTGTCATTGCTGACAGTCCACCTTTGAGTACATCTTCGGCAGAAGTGTCATACATTGAAGTGGTTGGTTTTTTTAATATTGCAGTTGTCATGTTTATCTGAATCGTCCTATTTGGTTAATGAATTTGAATTTGCCCGTAAGGTCTCTTTCGCCCTCACGGTTTTTGGCTATTTTGTAATCTAGTTCTATGTAGGAGGTTTTACCATCTGTAAATCTACAGTTATTTAGGTCGCCACCCCTTGCCCACATAAGCAGGATTACATCTGCATCGTTCTCAATGTCTCCAGAATCTCTTAGGTCGTGAATATTTAATCCACTATCCCTCTTAGCTCCTTCACGATTGACCTGTGCTAATAAGATGATAGGTATATCTAACTCAATAGCAAGTTGCTTTATACCGTGTGATATAAAAGATATTCCTTCTGCTTTGGACATCTTTGTATCATAGGGTATAAGTTGTAGATAGTCTATTACTAAAGCCTCTATCTTGTGCTTCCTCTTCATTGATCTTGCTTTAGATCGCAATTCATCAATGTTACGAACATAATGCTCAGTATAGATCGGAGCTTCTTTTATTCTCTGCAAGGATTCATATACTGCTTCCTTGTCAGCATCAGTAGCTACACGATCTCTGAACTTTCTTAGATTAGTAGCACTAGCAGTTTGTGCCATACGCTTAGTTAACTGCTCCGTTGGCATCTCAAATGAGAATATACCTATCGGCTTGGAATCAGTTACTGCTGCCCTTAGTACTATATTAAGAGCCAACTGTGACTTTCCACACGAAGTAGGAGCAGATATAACAAACACTTCACCCTTGCCTATACCTCCTTCATCTAGCTTATCGTCTAGATGGTCGATACCTGTTTTGAGTGAAGTGAACTCATAGTTACCTTCAAGCATAGAGTCTAGCTTATCCTTGAGGGATTCAGAGGCATCTTTGATGCCCTTTTCCTTGGTGTCTGCATCTACTATGTCCCTAATGGATTTGTCCAGTAGTACAGAAGCAGATTCAGCGTTATTTCCCTCTAGGATGCCCTCTATGCACCTCCTTGATGCTAGGAGTAAAGAGCGAGCCTGCGACCTCTCCTTGACGATTTTAGAGGCATTTATGGACATCAGAGATGTCTGTACCTTTTCTTGTATTTCATATAGTCTAGATATACCACCGATTTCTCCTTCGATGTTCTTTCTTCTGACTCTATCAAATACAGTAATTTCGTCTATAGGATTGTTGTCATTGGCAAGCTCGGTCATGCAATCAAATATCAGACGGCAAGCAGGATCATAGAAGTCCTCTGCCTTGACTATTTGATGCACTATATCAAAGGTATCGTCTCCTTCAGGTAGGAGACAAGAACCTATTACCACTTCCTCTGCATCTAGAGCAAATGGTTGTTCAATGTTGGATTCAAGCATACTAAGACTGTTCTCTTTTATATTTAGAGATTATAAAAACCGAGCAATCTAATTCAATTGCTAGAGCCTCTTTCGTCTTAGGCGACAATCTTATGTAATTTTTTTCATCTTCGGTAAACTTCTTGCGTTTCCTACTTTCAATGATGTCGTGTATACTGTCTTGGGCTAGTGAGATTTCTCCTCGAATTTTTGCTCGGCTAACATCCATTTTAGCATTAGTGTAAAAGGCTTTTCTAATTTCACCTTGATTGTCATCACAAAAGCTTTTGCGATGTGATTGTTGGTATTTCTCTATGTAATCCATTTTTATTAATTTTGTATATCGTCTAATTCTGCAGGCAATTCTCCTGCTTTTATTTTATTTCGTGTCCATAGCCAACATGCCATGTTCCACATTACTGCTCCAAAATGATCTTCTGATTGATCATCGTCTCTGCATTGCATAAGATGTCTGTATGTTGCATCGCAATACCTAGAAGTTGGTATTCCCTTTCTCCAATTATCAGGTCCATATTTAGAAGCTCCATCCTCGAATCTCCTAGCCATAGCCATAATTGCTTCAGTAGGAATCATACTAGGTATGCCCTTACCTTGCATGGCATCCCGTACTGCCCCCGTTGTGAAGGCAGTACGATCACCACTATCAGGCAAATGTTTATTACCCGATGACTGCATTAGAAGGGTGACTCCTCTGTTGCAGGTTCTGCAGATTTATTCTGCAATTCACTAACTCGACCACTAAGCCAAGTGCGACCTCCTTGGGATTTTTTCACCCAAGCAGCAAGCCTCAACTCTTTGCCATCTACATTGATGACACCAGTGAAGCCTGGTTTGTTACTCTCTGAGTCAACATCTTCCTTAAATAAACGGAAGGTGTTAGTATTATCGTATTCTTTTGCCATAATATTATTATTTGTTGGTTAAAAAATGTCTTCTTGTTCAATGACTTCGTTGGTCTTCTTGACCTGTTTGCCATGCGTATTTGTTGCATCTGCATCTTGCTCATCGTCCAATGCTAGAAGTCCACATAATGCATACTTCCGAGCATAGCTCGATGAAGCCCCTGAAATCTGAGCCTCAGATTGGCCCTTGACTTGCAATGGTTCTCTTGCATATGCAGAGACCTGTATTGTTTCATCGGACTCATTGTCTACAATAGTAGCAGTAGACTTCATGTAGAATCTGTCTCCAATTGCCTCAACTTGGTCACTTAGTACTAGACTAACTTGGAACTCTTCGAATGTTTTCTTAGTTCCATTTAGTATGTCGCTACAATTCCAATATTTGTAGCCACCGAATTTGTTAACCCTATTTTTGGGTATTTTAAGAACCACTTGGATTCTTGATATTTTTTGTCTTAGATTTAGTTTTTCCATATTTATCTTTTGTTAAAAAAATTCTATAAAGTTTTACCCTTTCTTTACTGTTAGTGCAAGCTTTTATTTCACTTGTTGCGTATTTGAATAATTCCAATGAGAACTCTTGTTCCTTCTTTGTCAGTCTACTAAATCTCTTGCACAATTGGGTAACCCCTACAGGGTGCAATAAATCATAATTACTGCCCTCTATGTAATCTGCTAGATTCCTTAAAGCTTCTACATATGTTACATTAGCATTGTTCCCACCGTATCTCTTCCAAGCATTATAAACCTTGCCCTCCCAAGCATTAGATTGTCTATGGATGCATCCACGAACCACCCCTGTAGAGTGGTCGTGGTCTACAACTGCATCCTTCAGACCAATGTTAAATATAGGACATTTTTGTCCCTTGTTTTCATCTCTGAACTCTTTAATTTTAGTCTGAGGTAGGTATTTCATTTACTTCTTTGATCCAAATAGTCGCACCTTTTTTAGTAGTAGTACAACCATCGCTACTAGGTCTACGGCTACAAAAACAAGATATAGCCTTATTTTTGTCAATAGCCCAAACCTTTCGTCTGCCCAAATAGCCTTTCGGCATGTCTTGATGTATGTATTTGATTTCATATAAATTAGCCATTTAATCTGTTGAATAATGTTACGAATGCTTTGGCACAAGTAGCAGGCACTACTCCATTTCCGAGTAGTCTGAGAGCGTCCACCCTACAGGTAGACCCATTAACTGTTCCACCCAATTTGGATTGAGCCTCCACTTCGTCAAAGAATGGTCGTGCATACCTTGTACTTGTTCCCCAAGGTTCGATTTCAGTCTGTCTACTAGACAAGCTCTTGAGTCCTGTTCCTTCGGAGTCCCCCACAACCCTTGGCTCTTCCCACTCTTGTTGTTCTTCGTCTGCTCTTGCAACTGCTTTGCATCTGAATAGGCTTTCACCATTAGGGGATCGACCTGCTCTCTCAAGTTGCTCGGTAGGGTTCTGCCCTTCCTTGTTGTGCTCGCTTGGCGAACTGCTGCTTCGTAGCTCCTGCTCGGCAAGTGATCCATTGTGTTCGGTGTTGCCCAGTTCTGCATATGAATTACTGCATCCCTCAGTTTGGCCCCGAACTCCGTGCCACTCTCCCTCTGTGCTCTGAATCCATTCTTGGTCAGATAAACATTCTTCGCTACTCCCCCCTCCGTGCATCCTGCTACACTCGGTGTTGGATACGCCAAGGATGAAGACTCTTTTTCTTTGGTGTGGCAATCCGACTTCAGACGCTGAGAATATTCCTGCCGTTGCTCTGTAACCCAATTGTTCCAATGTTCTGAGGACATATTTGAGAACAGGTTCTCCGTCTCCTGTTTTTTGGGTGATGATTCCTTCGACATTTTCAAGGAAAACAATTCTTGGTCGGCACTCTCTGATTCCTTCGGCAATGTATGGGAACAAATGTCTAGGGTCTTCAGTTGCTCTCTTAGCTCCTGCAACGGAAAATGGTTGGCAGGGGAAGCCTCCTGAAAGAATATCCACTTGTCCTCGAAACTTTCTATATGGGAAGGTTTTAAGGTTCGTATAAATAGGTGCTTTACTAAGCCACCCTTGCTCAATCTTTTTTGCCAAGTTGAAGACTGCGTAGGCTTCGATCTCAACATAAGCGATTTCTCTGACATTAGGCAGAACTCTTTTGAGTCCAAGTCCGATTCCCTCATAACCTGTACAGAGGGAAAGGTGTGTAAGTTTTTTGGTATTATCCACATTGTTCATTTAATTTGATTATTTTTGTTTTGTTCATTGGTACATCATAAAAATATTCACCCTCTGCAATAGCTCTATTCGGAACTTCTACAACAGGTGATTCTTTTATGATATTAGAATGTATGCTAACTGCATATTCATAATTTGAATCCCATGCATGATAGATGCAAGGGAAATCTAGTTCTACAAATTTTTTCTTTCTGTAGGGAATATGTATAGTCGGATAAGGGAACTTGCCATTAGACCAAATGTTCCTTCTTTCGCACTCTACATAGATTTTCTTGGTTGGGTTTAGATAGACGATCAGGTCTACTCCATAAACATCAGGGTTGTCTTTAACACAGTATCCTTTTGAAGATATATACTTTTTACTAGCATTTCTGCTTAGTTCGTCTACTGCATCAAACGCTTCCTTGTTAAACTTATGGTGCTTTGATTTAATCATTTCTTCATCCAATCCATCCAATATAATTTTGCTAGATGTTTAAATCTAGTAATGCCTTTTTTCATTTGGGTTATAGTCCAATCCTTATGGTAGTGCTTTCTGCTTTCTGTACAGATACAAACACTAGTAACCATAGGTAAGTAATCCAAATCAAGGTCCTGGGCCAACCATTGAGCCTCTACTGCCAATTGAGTACAGTCCTTGGTCTCATAGAATTTGCCACCTGTGCCTTTTGTATCTCTGCACTTATAATCGTACAGATGATATTTGCCGTCTACTTTGGCAATGAAATCAACTGATCCAGCTGACTTCATTTTGTCACAGTACAATATCTTTTCACAAGATATAGGCTCTATGTTATTGTTTCTGATAAAATCTATAAACGGCTTTGCCCAAGGATCAAAGGGTGACCTCTTTTTGGCTTCTGCTGCTTCGTCCATAAGTTTATTGATTACCTCTTCAAGCCTAGCGTGTACGGCAGTACCGAACTCACTAGACTTTATTGCTGATCCATCTATCGGACTAATCCTATGCCCATACTTCATCTCTTGTATTTCATACACAGATGCTAATGGATAAGACCTAGCTAATTCAACCAACTTTCTTGGAGTCCAAATATTATCTAAGAAATCATTTTTCATTGTAGACAATATAGTGGTACAAGAGGGATATGCACTTACCTTTTTAGCTCTAGCAGGTGTAGTAGCTTTAGTTAAGTAAGGTTCTTCCTCGCAATTATAAAAATGCCCATCACTCACTTGCGTACCTTTCGCAGTTTGCGTTTCTTAGACACTTGGTTTGTTAATAGTTTAGTTGTAATCATAAATCAATAAGGTTCTATCCCATCTAGGACATCTATATTATCTGTTGTATATATGTATGGTATTGGTGTCGCAGATTTGCAATGGCTCTTTTGCACATTTGCAACAGGCTCTTGCATTTTTGTAACACGGTTTTTCCAATAGGAATCACGGATGCAATCATTGAGTAACGCATCTGATAAGGTATGCCAAAGCGTTCTGTCATAACCCATCTTGTTGAATGAATCTTCCAAGATTGCCTCCTTCTTAGTAAGGTCTTTAAAGCACCTGTATATTTGATGCTTGGACAAAAACGGAAAGAAATATTGCCATTGGTTGCTTGAGTTAAATACCCAAAACCTACCTGCGATTTCATTTCTTTTATATTTTTTGTTTCGTAATACAAAATAAATAATGGTATGCAGGACTACTGCTTGGCTAATTCCGTATTGCTTGGCATGCTCGGAGATAAAGTTGTAATTTGTCTGCATTTTGTGTCATTTTTGTATCGTGAGTGCATGTCATCTAGAGTCTTCGTAAAGGTTCTATCTGATAACATTTCAATAGGTAGATCATTGTCATCGTAAAGGTACTTTCCGAAGCCCTCAGTTGCTCTACAGAGGAGGCAGCCATCGCCATCTTCCTCTATGTATTCGTGCATATAATCTTTCGCTTCAGCACGATTTGAGAAAACTTTATGATAAGTCTGGTTTGTGTAAGTTGCTCTATATATTACTACCCACATATGCGAACTCCTTTCTTGTTCTCTACGATTTGAATTGCAGTTACTATATCTTGAGAAAGGGAGTCTTGCCCTTGTTGTAGCTTTTTTGTACTTATATCTAGAAGCTCATCTAGAATTTCTTTTGAGTATTTTTCCATATTAATGATCTAATACATATTCTGAGCTTTCGTCAATAACCTTTTGTTTCAGGAACTCCCAAGTCTCTTCAGGCATTTTTTCTGTGCTTTTAATCCACATATTGCCACCGTAGGCATCATCGCCCTCTTTGAACTTATAAAAGGAAACAAGTGATATATCTTCTATATCTACTTCCTCCCACGATTTTGTGCCTCTATGGGTGTCGCACTCGCATTTCTCAATACTATACTGCACCTTAATTTCGGCATCATATGAACACATTTGGTTTCCCTCCTGTACATCTATTTCTTCTAGTGTGATATTTCTTGTATTTGACATTTTACATTTTTATTTGATCTCCCAAGTACTGCATCAAAGCTCTATATTCTATGAACTTCTCTCCTAGCTCTTGGTCGTATTTTTTGTATTCTTTAATAAGGGTATCCCTTACTTGCTTTTTATATTCCTCGAAAACTTTCTCTGATGGGTAAGGAACTTCATCACCAAATGCTTTGGTTAATTCCTTGGCTCTTCTGAAAGAATCTAAGACCTCTGATTGATGCATATCAATTGCATCTAAGTATTTTATTAATGACATATTTGCTTTCTTATACCAGCTATCTAGATTTGTCAAGTTTTGTGCAGGCCCTGAGCCACTATATATTGTGGTCGATTACCATTTGTGCCACTATATATGGCACATTCTTCACAGATTCTTCACAAAAAGGGTGACCCTATGCACCAAAAAGGGTGACCCATTCCGGTGACTGTTTCCAGCAATATAAATACATAAAGTATTGATAATCAACAACTTAATGTTTTGGCAGCACATCAGGGCCACTTCTGGAACTTCGCTGGATAGAGTGGTTGGCTTTAACCCTATGTCTGTCTACACACTTTATCTGCACAAAAAAAGGACAACCTCTCGGTTGCCCTCTTCCCATATCATATCTAATTCACTTAGAAATTCGGTTGTATATCCAAGTTATACTTGTCTATACCTTCGTATTTAAAATCGTTGTTGTCAACCATTTCCCATGCTTCATCTATGGTCTTGGCTTTGACGATATATCTTTCAACGACTTGAAACTCTGTGAGAGTGCCTTCATCTTTAGTCTTGTTGTTCTTCGGCATTTCTCTCCCCTTCTATATCTACGATCTTACCATCGACTGTTGTAGAGTGAAAGAAGCCTGCTTCTTCATCTGCTTCAAGATCAAACTTTAGCTTTGGGAACTTCTTTTTAATAGCTTCCCATAGATTGTCTGATATACGATTCCAAGCAGTCTCAAACTGCAAGCGTATCTCTCCTTCTGTCTCTTCTCCCCAATCGACAAAATTGGCGTTCCATTTAGTACCCCAATTGTCGCATTGCCAAGTATACCAATCTACCTCTTTATCTTTTGGCTTTGGTATGTATCTATTGAAATCGAATAGTATTCTTCTGTCTTCGAGCTTTTCTTCTCTGACATAATAATTGTCGTTAATAGAGAACTTCTTGAATCTATCCAATTCCTTCTGTTCTCCTTCTATATGTATTACTGTTGTTACCCAATTTGGCATAATGTTATTTCCTTTCTTTTATTTTATTAATATATTTTTGTTTCCACTCTTGTGGCAGGTCGGTCATCTTGATGAATTCCTCCCCTTTTTCTAACTTAAAACCATCATCGTATAATTCTTGAATTGATGATTGTCCACTATAAATTATATCTAATGATTCTAATGGTTTCCCATTTTTGAATAAGACATAATCAGTATCATATAATTCTATATGCATAATGTTATTTCCTTTCTAGTTGTATTGATTAAAATAGTTTTCGTTGTGATAACGACCTCTGTATGCATCTTGCATTTCATAGTCGGTTGTGCCTCTAGGCAAGTCTTGCTGAACAAAGTACACCCAACAATTAGACTGTGACCAATCTTCCATACGAATCCAACATTTCTTTCTCTGATAGAAAGTAGGGTGACCCTCTAGTCGATCTAAATCTTCTAGAGTTGCATCGTCTACATCGTATACTTCGACCTTAACTTGGTGACCCTTTTTGGGTTCTTCATACAAATAGGGTAACCCATCGACAAGCAATGGGAACTTCTCGGCAGTCTCGCCACAACCTACAAAATCTGAATGTTTAATGATCTTGTGATTGTTGTATCCTTTTTTGAGTGTTCCATATACTGCTACACGCTCTGATGTGAAACAGTTATTCTTAGAATAATGTACACCATCTAATTCGTGCCAATTGCCAACACGCTTGACCCTGCCACCATTGACATCAATGATTGCATATCTTGTATCGGTGATCTCAAGGAATGGAATCCAATCCTTTTTTCGTAATCTTGGAATGATGTTCTTGGCAATGTATGCAATGTCTGATGTATCGTTGTTACCGAATCCATCGACTGTACCATTTGAATAAATCAAATAGTTGCTATCAATTGCAAATGGGTGAACATTGGCAAGATTGATGTCACCCATAGTAGCGTATCTGAAATGACAGACAAGAGGTCTGTCTGTATCAACAATTGAGTCAACACGATTGTATGATAGGGTGCGATATGTCTGACCACTATCAAGATAAGTAACACCAAAGCCGTGAGGATTTACAACCTTAGCTTTCTGTAATACTGAACTAGATATTCTTTTGTTCTTTGGTTTGTGTATAATTAAACACATATGATATGTCCTTTCTTTTATAGTTATTAATCCACTAGTGTGCAAAAATGTTCACCATTTGTCAAACCCCAAATTTTTTTATTTTTTTTGATAGGCCCTGGGCCCTTTCATTTTGACACGGAACTTTTTACTCCTGCACTAGCTGGATCCAGCTGGAGAAGCTGCCGGAAGCTGCTGGAAGCTAAGTTGTTGATTCTGAACCTCTTAGGCAATCCATGGACAATAAATACAGTATAAAAAGGGTGACCCTTGTATCAATAATGGGTGACCCTTTTTTTAGATGGTCTTCTTAAAATGGGTGACCCTTCTTCTTATATGGGTGTACCCATAATTTGATTCTTCTTCTTCTTAAATGGTTCTTCTATAAGCACTTACGCATATATGCATTCCCAGTAGCTCCAGCTATCCCCAGCCAGCAGAATTTTTTGAAAAAAAAATTTCAGCGTTTCCCAGTCGGATTTTTTCAAAGGGTGTGTTACTGCATTGCGTAGGGTGTACCGTTTTGCGTAGGGTGTACCGTTTGGTTTAGGGTGTACCCTTGCACCCTTGCACCGTTGAATCATTGCACCGTTTTGCGTAGGGTGTTAAATTACCTGCAATGCATAAAAACAATTTACCTAAATAAAGGCACACAAACGCACCCACAAAAGCTTTGAATTTTTGCCAAGGGTAAAGGGTAACAAATCAAATTAGAGCATAAAAAAACCCTGCCTAAATGACAGGGTTTTGCGTTATGGTTTTAGATTATTTTCTAGGAATTACTTTCCCATTAAATAGCCAATAATTTTTTGGCAATGGGATTCCTATTTTTTCATAATCATCTAGCCATAGATATTTTGCATTTAATTCTACAGGATATTTTTTCATAAGATTATATTTCTACGCCACTTGCGATTAGTCGGATTGTTTCTTCACTTAAAAAGCTAGTCAAAACAGGTGACGCCAACGGTGAATTATTGATATGTTTTACAAGTGCTTTTAATGCCTCTGTCTTAACCTGTATAAGGTCTTGATCAACTGTTTGACCGTTTACGATCACTTCTAATTCGTGAACATTGTAAGCGACATTTAAAAAGCCATTGTCAATCACCCTATCATTTAGCCATTTGCAGAGGATATATGCATCAGTAGAGAAAGGAACAACCTCGCCTTTATCTCTACGAATTAGCTTAAGAGTTAAAAACAGATTATATAAACCCTGCATTGTATTTCTACCATTTGGCAAGGGTGCATCTATGCTTTGACCTTTAGAGGCTTTGCTTGTGATCATATCGCATAAGGAACACCAACCTACGATCTTAGAGAAATCTAAAGTAGAATTGAAATGTCTAAATTCGATTGTTCCACTTGAGTGGTAATTTCTCAAATTCAATTTGTGATATTTGATAGACTCACCGTTATTAGAACCTTGAAAGCTAATATTAGCACCTGTGCTTGTGTTA